AGATAAATATATGGACTTCTGTGTTGCAGGTAAAGAGTATGAAGGTAAAACAGGTTATACAAATTATGACTTATATTTGCCAAAATCTTCTAAAGATGGTTTTGCCTTTGCTAAACTTGGTTCAGGTAAACACTTATTATATTCTGAAACATTACACTTAAAAAAGCTTGAAGCTAAAAAAGTAGATGCATTCGGATCAGGTGAAGATGACTTATCAGTACCAAACAAGGTAGCTTCTGACTTTGATTTAGACTAACAATAGTTTAAAAGGGAGTCAGAAAAAGGCTCCCTTTTTTATTAAAGTTAAAAATTATGATATCAACTAAAAACAATGTTCTTTCAATAAGTGATGTACCAGTGATATGGATATTTGAGCATTACTTAAATCTTACAGAAAAACTTGATGGTCAACAGATAAAGATCAAATCTGTATTTAAGACTGAGAAGACACCGTCAATGTATATTTATGTTGATGCAAACAGTATGAAATATAAGTATAAAGATTTTTCATCTGGTTTACAGGGTGATCCAATATCTCTTATTGAACGTATGTTTAATTTAAGTAGAGGAGAAGCTATATCTAAACTCATTGTTGATTACAAGTTATTTTTAAATGGAAATAGAGCATATAAGGCTCCTGAAATTAAAAGTTATGATAATTATAAAGTAACTGATTATACTATAAGACATTGGTCTAATTTTGATCAAAACTATTGGGGTCAATATCATATTGGTTCTAAGATGTTAGAAGCATACAATGTATCTCCATTGGAGTATTACAAGATGACAAAGACTGAACCTGATGGTAGCATATCTGAAATTACAATTACAGGGTTAAACCTATATGGGTACTTTAAAAATGATGGTACACTATATAAGGTTTATCAACCTAAAAACATGAATAAAAAGTTTTTAAAGATAGCTAACTATATTCAGGGTTCTGAGCAATTAACCTTGACTAAAGATTATTTAGTAATTACATCCTCACTTAAAGATGTAATGGCTTTCAATAAACTAGGATTTAATAATGTGGAATGTATAGCACCCGATAGTGAAAATACAATCATAAAAGAAACTAGTATTGAAAAGTTAAAGGATAAGTATAAAAGCATCTGTGTGATGTTTGATAATGATGAAGCAGGTATTAACTCTATGAAAAAGTATCAAGAAAGATATGGTTTATCCTATATAGTTCTAAACATGGAGAAAGATGTCTCAGATTCAATTAAAAAGCACGGGTTACAAAAAGTAAAAGAAGAATTATTTCCACTATTAAAAAAAGCAATACATGAAAGGTAAAATAACAATAGATTTTAAGTATGATAAAGACAACTCAAATGAGTTTGCTCAAGAGATTACAATGAAGAAGGTAACTATTCTTCATATTGCAAGTGCAATTTCAAAATTGACTGCATTAATAGAAGAACATGCAACTCCTGAAGATAAAGCTAGACTTGCTAATCTTGTACGTACAGAGCATGATGAAGCTATAGTAGTAATTAAACCATTAGGTGACGCATAAATTTAGAATATGAGTTGGATATATAAAGGTAAAGAGTTTACTGAGTTTGACATTCCTGAAGGTGCAACTGGATTTATTTATATAATGACAGCAATCATTGGTGGGCATGCATACTCTTACATTGGTAAAAAGAATTTCTTTGCCAACATTAAAAAACCTCTAGGTAAAAAAGCTTTAGCAATGTCTACTGATAAAAGGTTAAAGAAATACAGAAGAGAATTAAAACCTGATTTTATGAGATATTACAGTAGTAATAAAACATTAAAAGATGCTCACAAAACAGGTGTACTGATTAAAAGAGAAATGCTTATGATATGTTATTCAGCTATGGAGCTTACGTATCAAGAGGTAAAACATCAATTTAAATATGAAGTGCTTGAGAAAGATGAATTTTTAAATGCAAATATCTTAGGCCGCTTCTATAAAACAAAATAAAATGGCTGAAAATGTATTAGAGGTAATACTGATTGGGTTAGTCAATCATGGTATTAAAAAAGTTATTGTAAGTTATTCTGGAGGAGGTGATGATGGAGCAATTGATGAAATACTTGTAACTACTAATCCAAATGAAGATTTTTCTGATGCCGTAATAAATTTAAATGATTATGATTCAGGATTATATTCATTACTTGAGGATTATTGTACTGAAAAATTATTAGAAATTATAGAAGATTGGTATAATGGAGAAGGTGGTCATGGTTGTATAACTATTGATGTTGAAAAAGGTACATATGAAATTGAAAACAATATCAGAGTTGTTGAATATGAAGAATATATACATACTGGTAAGTTATTTGAAATAAATACAAAATAAATAATGAATAGTTGGAAGTTTAATAGTACTGCACAGCATCTACTAAGAAGAGCAATTATTAAATATTTTAAACTAGAATCTGAAAGTGTATACAGAGCTGTTAAAAGTATTAATGGTGATCTTGTTATGATGTATGATGGAAAAGTATATGAAGTAACATTAAAAGAGATAGAAAATGGCACATCCTTTAGAACATTGTAAGTCCTCAGTAAGAAAATGGGGTGGAGAATGGAGTGATTACATTGCAATTCATAATTGGTTTGATGAAACTAAAAAATGGATTGGACATAGTAAACATAGAATGTTTAGACATCATAGTGAAGGTATATTTGAATGTGAAAAGATATTTGGAATGTCTTTTGTCAACTCAGATGGTAAAACTGTATATACAAGATATGTTGGAGAACAACATGTAAAAGAGGACTGTAATGGATATATTCCTACAGCAAAGGAATGGGTTGACATGATTGCCAGTGGTAAACCTAAAGAATGGGCAATTAAAACTTTAAAAATAGAAGACTGATGGAAAAGGTGGTACTGAATAAAGAGAGTGTAAGAAGTATAATGGATATGTCTACATCAAAAGATGTTAGCAATCATTTAGTTGCAACTGAGATAATAAATAACTGTGATATTGAGAAATCTAAAGCATGGTTGGTATTATTATATTCAGAAAGCAATAAAGATAATAGTTATTGGCAAGAGCATGTGCCTAATGCTATTGATACTATAAAGGGTATGGGTATTTATAGTGAATATAAACCTACAATCAATAATGTTTTGACAACATTACTTGATTTAAATGCTGAACCTGATGTACTAGATATGTTTTTGCAGTTACATGTTGAATCATTGAAGAAAACTATGAGTCATTGGGGTTATCCTGTAGATAAATTAAACTATTCAATAACACTAAAGAATGATTAATAGAGAAGATAGTTTAGCAAAAACCAGTAAAAACTTAATGTTATCAGAACCATATTATGGTTTCTTCTTGATAATGTTAAATAAGGTATGGGACAGTAAAAGAGTTCCTACAGCTGGTGTTAGTAAGCATAATATTAATTATCAACTTACTATCAATGAGAATTTCTGGGAAGGTTTAAGTGAAGCTCATAGACATGGTTTACTTAAACATGAGTTATTGCATATTGCATTTGGTCATCTTACAATGTATTTTAAATTCAGTGATAAGAAATTGGCTAATATTGCAATGGATATGGAAATCAATCAATATATTTTACCAGATCTTCTACCTGAAGATGGTATTAATATTGATGATTATCCTGATTTGAATTTAGATAGAAAAGCTGGTTGTAGATATTACTATGAGAAACTACAACAAGCTAAAGATCAGAAAGATAAAGGTGGTGAAGATGGTACCAGTGGTGATGAAAACTTTGACAAAGTATGTGATCAAATGGATTCAGGAGAAGATATGGACTCTGATCACCCAACATGGTCTGACTTTGAAGATTTAACTGAGGCTGAACAAAAGCTAATTGAGAAGCAATTGAATAAGATTCTCAATGATGCTAAGGAGATGACTGAAAAGAAAAGAGGCAGTGTTCCTGGAGAAATTGAGGGACTACTTGAAATGGAAGCAATCACTCCACCTAAGTTTGATTGGAAAGGTTATATCAGAAGATTTACTGGTGTATCATCTAAAGTGTATACTAAAAAGATAAGGAGAAAAGAGAATAGAAGATATTCTGAAAATCCTGGT